GTTTTCTAAAATTATTGAAACTCTTGTTAAAGATAATGATGATATGAACTATATTGATGCTATAGTTTATTACTGTGAACAGAACAATTTAGAAGTTGATTCTGTTGCAAAATTGATTAGCAAACCACTTAAGGAAAAACTTAAGTGTGATGCAATTAATCTAAACTATATGAAACGAACTTCTAAAGCAAAACTATTTCTATGAATCCATTTGATGTTTATAAAACTTACCTTTCATTAAAGAATCATTTTAGCAAACCAAATTATGATTATATCAAATACGCAGGTAAGACTAGAGCATCATTAGAGGCATTCAATAAAAGAAAAGATAGGTATTGGTATGAAAAACTGTCTCGTCAAAAAGATGATGAGGCAGTTAAAAATTTTTTTATTGCTAACTTCGTAGAAGTTGATGACCCTGGAAGACTTTGGATCGGGGAATTGACTAGGAATGGGGAAACAATATACAAGGAATGGTTAAAAAGAAATCAAAGTCTAAAGTATATGTTTTCTGAACAGGCAGAGAAAATGTTGTCTGAAGTTAACTTAAATGATTTACTGGATGCTTCAAGGAAACACCCACCATTATTAAAAAAATATTTAAGTAGTCAGATATCTCCTGAGACTTTAGTAATCTTTGAAAAAATTCTCAATTATTCTAAAGATTTTGATAAGACTTTAATTGATCCAGTGTGGGAATCCGTATCATTAAAGATAAAGAAGTATTCCCCATTTCTAAATATTGATGTGAAAGAATATAAAATTATACTTAGAGATATTGTTGGAGGAGAGTAAATGTCATTTTTTGATTCAGAGATTGTTCAGCAAGAGTTAGAAGATATATCCAATTTACAATTAAAAATTGGTAAGGATATATTTAAATTTCCAACAATGACTAAGGAAGAAAAGGAGAATCACATTCAAATTCTTTCAGATCTTCTAGAAAAACAACAATTACTTTATACGAGACTTAGTTTATCTGATGATCCAAAAGCAATTGAGATGAAAAATCAAGTTCAAGAATCCTCTAAATTATTGGGATTTGGCAATGCAGATATTCACTCAATCTTCAGGTCCATGAAGATGACAATCCAAAATCTCAAATCCTCCTATTGACAAGGATTCCCACCTATGCTATGATACATAGGTGGGAATCATATCTAATCCTACTAATCCAATTAATCCGAGGTAATCCGAATGTCTTTTTCCGAACTCAAGAAAAAATCTTCTCTTGGTTCTCTCACTTCTAAACTCATGAATGAAGTTGAGAAAATGAATTCTTCAGGTGGTGGTGGTTCAGATGAACGTATCTGGAAACCTGAAGTTGACAAAGCAGGTAATGGTTTTGCTGTTATCCGTTTTCTTCCTGCCCCTGAAGGTGAAGAACTCCCTTGGGCAAAAGTCTATAACCACGCATTTCAAGGCACTGGTGGTTGGTTGATTGATAATTGCCTGACAACGGTAAATCAATCCTGTCCAGTGTGTGATGCAAACCGTGAACTCTGGAACACGGGAAGCAAAGCAAATCAAGAAATTGTGCGTCAACGCAAACGCAAACTTTCCTATTACTCTAACATCTATGTTGTGAGTGATAAGGCACACCCAGAAAATGAAGGTAAGGTGTTCCTCTTCAAATACGGTAAGAAGATCTTTGATAAGATTTCTGCTGCAATGAAACCTGAGTTTGATGATGAAACTCCTATTGATCCCTTTGACTTCTGGCAAGGTGCAAACTTCAAAGTGAAGATCACTAAGAAGGATGGTTACTGGAACTATGATAAGTCTGAGTTTGATTCTCCAGGAACTCTAGGCAACTTTGATGATGATGCTCTGGAAGCAATCTGGAAAAAAGCATACTCTCTTGAAGAGTTTGTTAAACCAGATGCATTCAAATCTTATGAGCAACTGGATGCTCGTCTGAAGGCAGTTCTTGGTAAGAAACCTGTTAAGCAGGATGAGTCTTACGAGAATGAAGATGAAGGTAGTGCTCCTTCGGTGCCTAGTGATCTTCGTTCTGAACTCAATAGTCTCTCTTCAAATAAAGTCTCGGATGAGGATGAAGATGACACTCTGAGTTACTTTCAACGACTAGCAGAAGAGTGATTAACGAGGGGAGATGATTCTTAAATTGTCTCCCCTTTTTGTTATATCATCTATGTATTGTGAAGAGAACCCATAAGACATAATTTCCCTCATATCATCAATAGCAGTTTGTAAATATCTAGTTCTTAACAAGTAAATATTTCTCTTATCATCATTTATTTTAGTCTCATATTCATAATTAGAGACTGATTTAATTGGTGATATTGTTTTAGATGACTGCTCAATTTCATCATAGTATGTAAGTGAGAATTGACTATCTACGATTTTTCCACTAGGAACAATTAATCGTCCTCTATTGTCGTTATATGTAACTGTTTCCCAATGATGAACTTCAGATAATTCCTGCTCTGTGTATTTTCTAAGTAGGAAATTTTGAAACTCATAATCTGACATTGGCCATTCAGTTCTGACATTAATAATGTTATTTGAAATCAATACTATCCAATCATAAGAAGGACTTCCATAAACTTTCTCTGCAATTTGTTCTGGTCGTTCTTCACCTAAGATTTTGTATTTTGTAAATACTGTTACGTTTTTAAAAAAGTCATCACGAATCTTTGCTCTACGAAAAAGATTCTTGACTTTTACATAGTCATAAGAAGAATTTCTATCTGGTTGTTGGGACTGGTAAAGTAAGTCCGATACTTCTCTGAAATATGTCATTTTAATTTGCTGGTTGTGCTAATGACCCTGGAGTTCCAGGTGGTAATGACTGTGGAGATGGAAATACAGGTAATTGTATTGGTCCAGCAGATCCTGTTTCTGTTGCAGTGCCAGTTTCAGTGCTTGTAGAAGATTCTCCAGCAAATCCTGCAAAATCTATATTATCCCAACCAACAGAATCTTTATCTCCATCATAATTATCATCATACAATGGAGTAAGTTCTGTGAACGTTAATTGAATAGTCACTGCAATTGGTTGTGAGATAACATCGGGATCATTATATGCTGCATAAAATCCATCTGGAGTGTAATTAACTACACATTGTTGCAATGCACAAGTTTTAATTTTGACAATACTTTTTAGATCATTATCCCACCCATTACTTTCAACAGCATCACTCCTAAAGTGAATATCAAATACATTTGGAGCACCAAGGAAATATGAAGAATCTCCTCCTGTCACATTTCTTTTTGGTGCCATTCCTTTCTTGAAAAATTTAATAATCTTTCTAATTTCTGCTGCTTCTTTTTGACTTCTTGGAGTCAGTTTAAATTGAAATCCAAAACTTCTGAGTTTTGGTCCTTGGAATAATAACTCTAAGTTTGGATTAATTGCAGTTCCAGTAATTCTAGATCTAAATGCTTCTGGATTAATATTAATTCCAAATTTTTTCGTAATTGCTGCTGCAGCATTTAGTGTTAATAGTTGTCTTATAGTTTGATTTGCACTACCACCAACTGTAGTCAACTGTCCAATAGCTTTCATAACGTCGTCAATAGTTCCCCCAATATTACCTTCAGCAATCTTTCCAACCCCACCGATAGCAGCACCACCAACTAAAGCAGCAAGAGATGATAAACTATCTTCTCCCCAAGCAGTCACATTGGTTTCCGATATATCATTTGGAATTGGAAGAATAACAGTTCCAAGATGTTCTGTTGGAGTAGAAAATCTTTCTCTTGAGAATTCTTGCACTATTTTATTTGCTTGCACTTTTCCTCCCTCCAATACGTTTGGTGCTACGTATTTTCTTTGCACTATCACAACCCTATCTTGATTTTTATTCATATCAATTGGGTATTTTGCAGAGTTTAGTTTCCCTAAACTATAGTTATCTCCATAAAAATTATTGACAGTTACATCAAATGTTCCATTATATGCAGTAGAATAAGTAGTTCCATCTCCAGATGTTGTACTTGTATCTGTTGCTGGTTGTTCTCCTGGTGGTTGTGTTGGTGGTGTTTGATCAGTGTTTCCTAATAACAATTCTTCTGCATTTGTTGCTCCTCCAACAGTTGCCGTAACAACTGATTGTCTTCTGAAGACATCAAGACTTGCAGAAATTTTTTTTTGTTGCTCTTTGGATAATGGTGCAGTATTATCTTTTGTAAATTTATTTGTATTTAAATCCAGTGTTCCAATAGATTGAAAATCAAATTGAGATTTTCTTTCGTATATTTGAGATACTTTTGTTTCTGGATTAACAACTATAGAATACTTTGAACCAGTTCCTCCCAGTTGAAACTCATTCTTTCCAGGTTCTCCATATGTTCCTGCCATCTATCTACCCCACACTAAATCTGAAGGAATTGGAATCTCCACTCCACCCAAATCCCGTACAAATTCTTCGATAGGTAATAGACATATGGTGTTCCATTCTCGGGTATCGAAATCTAAAAAAGGACTGCGGACTTCATTTAATAAGTATTTATGTGCTCCCTTACTAAACCTTGGAATCTTATTTTCTGCTAACGTATTTGCAATTCCAATTCGTTCTTCTGGAGAATAGTAATGTAGATTGACTGCAAAAAAATATTTCGGTTGAAACTCTAATATAAAAGCAAGAGGATATTTGTCATAGTATGGAAGAGATCTTCTTGTCTTTGCCCTATACTCATACATCATAAGACTGAACAATTTTGGAAAGGGTCTGACAATATTTTTGTCTCGACCACCCATAAAGTCTGCTTCGTCTTCTCGTTCTTCATTAATCAGAGAATTTGGATTGGTTTCATACTTCACAGATCTATGAAAGAAAATTTGAGATCTATACCAGTCTCTAGATTTTGTTTGATTTCCAGACTTCTGATTAATTTCTTCGAAGATTGTTCTATACGCCAAGATTATCCTCCGTTAATATTTGGAATGACCACTTCCTATCAGAACAAAACTCTTCTGCTGCTTTCCACTTTGCTTGATTTTTAGCAAACTCTTTCATTTCATATAACTGTTTTTGATTCACCTTCTTGGTAATCTTCGGACCTTTGACTTGTCGTTTTGGTTTAATTTCAATCAAACTTTCTTTAATAATTCCATCAGAATCTTTATATTTAATAAAAAAGTCTGGATAATATCTATGAATTCTATTGTCTATTGGTGAGATATAAGGAATAGAAATTTCTTCTGATGACCATTTAATTATATTTTCATTTCGATCACAGTAGTTCATAAATTTTAATTCCCATAGTGATCTATAAATTATATTTTTATAATCACCGATGTATTTTTCAGAGTATGATGGTTTGAATATTCCCTTATAACTCATACATATAATATAAGACACTCAAAGTATTTATATGGCTGTACCTAATAACCAATTACATATTGATAATTATGAGTTAATGTCTAAAATAAATCCATCATTAACTTCATTTTTTAGTGTGTATATTCTTGATGCAGTATTTGGTGAAGTAAAAAGTGATGATATCAATCTCTATGCATATGAAGCAGTTCTTCCTGGAACATCTTTTGAATTGGGACAAGTCTTTGGAGATAGACAAGGAATTACAGAACAGTATCCAAATAAAAGAATGTATCCTCCAATTGATGTAAGTTTTTATATTAATGTAGGTAATGTAAAGAGTAATACTCCATATCCAGCGATTACTTTCTTTGAAAATTGGATGCAAAGTATTTTTGAATTAAAGGGTGTTGGTGGAGATAAAAGATATGGAAGATTTAATTATCCAGACACCTACGAAAGAGAAATAGTAATCACAAAATTTGAAAGGGATTATAGAGATTCGAATGCCAGACTATCAACCACGGGAACCGCAGGAGTTCCACAGATTGAATCAAAATGCACTTATACATTAAGAAATGCATTTCCTTCTAATATAATTTCAATACCAGTATCATATTCTCAAGCAGATATTTTGAGAACTACAATCACATTTAATTATGATTTCTATTCATATCAAAATGTTACCTATAAATAATTAAACCTGAATTGTATATTTCAAAATGCCTTTACCAAAGATTGCAACTCCAACTTATGAGTTGATTTTACCATCAAATAAAAAAACAATTAAGTATCGTCCATTCCTTGTAAAAGAAGAAAAGATTTTGATTCTTGCAATGGAGAGTGGTAATTCGGATGAGATTACTACTGCAATCAAAACTACTCTTAAGGATTGTATTCTGACAAGAGGAATTAAAATTGATACTCTACCAAGTTTTGATATTGAATATCTATTTCTTAATATTAGAGCAAAGTCTGTTGGAGAATCTGTAGAGTTAACTATCACTTGCCCAGATGATGGTCAAACTCAAGTTGATGCCAAGGTTAATATTGATGAGATCACAGTTGTAATTCCAGATGGGCATACTTCAGAGATTGATGTTGATGGAAACATTGTTATCAAAATGAAATATCCATCATTACAAGAATTCATTGCCAATAATTTTGACTTTGGAACTCAAAATACTAGCAAAGAAGTTATTGACAAATCCTTTGAGGTAGTTGCATCTTGTATTGATATGGTGTATACAAAGGATGAGTCTTGGACATCAGGAGATTTGAGTAAGAAGGAGATTGTTGAGTGGTTGGAGACAATGGACTCTAATCAGTTTAAAGGAATTGAAGAGTTCTTTGATACCATGCCTAAACTTTCTCATACTATGATGATTAAGAATCCAAAAACTGGTGTGGAAAATGAGATTGTTTTAGAAGGGTTATCAAGTTTTTTCGGATAATGATGAGTCACGAAGACTTAGAATCTTATTATCGAATTAATTTTGCCTTGATGCAGTATCATAAATATTCATTGACTGAAATTGAAAATATGATCCCTTGGGAGAGAGAAATATATTTAACCCTCTTGGAGAATCACATTAAAGACGAAGAAGAGAAAGCATCAAGAAAACAGAGTCTCTAAATGGAAACAAAGGATCTAATTCAAATTAAAAAGCAAAGGATAAGGGAGGAACTTGAAAAGTTAGTTCCTCCTGGATTCCATTTGTTTCCACCTCCAAAAAATAGAACGGAGGTTTATGATAAATTAGATCAGTTTCTAGGAAGAGATGCTGATTTTATAATGCAAGCTGGATACTTATCTCCAACAGATAAGGGATATAATTTTGCATATGAAAATTTAAGATTCTTTGGTGGAAAACTTGAAAACTATACTGACTATTTGAATAGGGGTGCATTTTATAATGATCCAGAATTAAATAAAAATCTTAAAGAAGTTTGTGATTATACAATTCGATTCTATGAACTTGCAGAGATTACCATTAAAAGAATTAATGATGAAGAAGATGTAAGATTACAATTACTTCAGAAGCAAAAAGATAAAGAACAGCAACAATTAGAACAATCGGAAGAAAAGAAAAAGAAAGCATCTGGTTTTATTTCTGGTGCTACTAGTTTTAGACCTGGGAAAACTGTAAAGTTTAAGACTGTAAAACTTACTGGAATCATTCCAAAAAGATCTACTCCTCAAGAGGTTGTAGAAAAAATCTCAAAACCACAACTAGAAGCAGTTGAAACTGAGGAAGGAATTTCTGGTTCAAAGAGAATTGTATCGTCTTTGGGAAGATTAGCACTATCTCTTGAGCAGACTAGTGATAATATTGAAAGGGTTTTTGAAGTAATGTCTGAGGACATTGCAAAGACAAGAGAAATCAATAAAAAAGAAGTTGACGAATATCGAAAAAGAGTTGCCAATCGTGGAAGAAGGATTGGTAAAAAAGATCTTGGTGATAATAAAGTAGATGTTTCTAACGTAGTAAAGAAATATGTTGGCAGTTTCTTTTCTGGAACTGGAGGTGCAATTCGTTCTCTAGCATTATTCAATATGCTAGAGAAGTTCATGAGTGGTGATCCATTGGGTGCCATAGGACCACTTCTTGGAATTGGAGCAACATACTTACCAGCAATTGGGGGAATGATTGCTGGAATGCTTGGTAAAAAGGTTTTAGGTGGATTGCTTGGTGCAGCAAAGGGTGCTGGTGCTTCTAGAGGAGGTGCTGCAGCAGCAAGAGGAGTAGGTGCTGGATTGCCTAAACTTGGTAAGTTCGGTGCCATTGCTGGATTAGGTGCTGGTGCATTAGCATTGGGATCAGGACTTTTTTCTTCAAAGAAAGAAGAAACAACTACACAACAGCAAAGATTAGATGAACTTGAAACAGAACAGAAAGCATTAGTTTCTCCTGAAGGGATTGGAGCAATCCCAGATGCTGCACTGAAAAAGTTTGAATCTTTAAATATTAAATTTGAAAAAGCACTTGATTTCTTATTAAAGAAACAGAAAGAACAACCAACACAACAACAAGGCAGAGGAGGTAGTGGTGGACCTGGAAGTTTCAATCCCCAAGCAACTCAATTAAATGCTGGAGAATATAAAGATATAATTAATGAGGCATCAAAATTAAGTGGAGTTCCTGCATCACAAATTGCATCAATGATGTCAATTGAATCAAGTTTTAATCCTAATGCAGTATCAGAGTCTGGTGCTCTTGGATTAATGCAAATGATTCCCACAACTTACAGAGGGGAATATGAAAAATATGGAAAATCTTTTGGATTAGTTGATGATCCGAAAAATCCAAGAACAAGTGCAATTCTTGGATCAATGTATATGAAGTCCTTGCTTGAAGGACCAGCAAAAGGAAATGTGGAAACAATGGTCAAAATGTATAATGCAGGTCCTGCTGGAAATTTATCTGGTTCACAACCAACAGAACACTGGAAAAAGTTTAGTGAACAACTTCCAAGATTTCAAAATATTGAGTCTGGTTCAACATCAACACCCCCACCAGCAGCACCTCAACTACCACCCCCAACAGTAAAACCAAAACCAAAACCTGAACCAGAGGTATCTGCAGTTCCACAAGTAACCCCAAACATTATTGCTCTTGGATTGCCTTCACAGAATCAAGAACCCACTCCACTATCTGCTTCGGATAGTGGAGGGACTGAAATTTCTTCAGTATCTACATCTTATGACAATTTATATAAAAAATCTGCTCAACTGTATATTGGAGTAATCCCAACATAATATGGAAGATACTAAAATAGCAGTAAAACCTAAACAAAAAAAATTAGTTCCAAGAGTTTCCAATATAGAAACTCTTCAGAAATCTGCTGACAAAATAAAAACATCCTCCAACAAATTAAAAAGGATATTTGAAAACAATGCCTACCAAAAGAAGACCCAACTATCAGTATTAAAGAGATATAAAAGAAGATTAGATTCTATAGAAAGAGAAGACGAAGAAAGAAGACAAAAAGCATCAAAAAGAAAAGTTAAACTTCCTGATATTAAAAAATTTGCTGGGTCTTTCTTTTCTCCTGGAGCATCAAGTGATCCATTAAAGGCAGTTGGAGCATTAGCAGCATTTAATAGTCTAGAAAAATTAGCAAACGGGGACGTTCTTGGATCAATTGCTCCTGGATTAGTTGCTGCTGGAATGGTTGCTGGTCCTGGATTAATTGGTGCAGGAGTAAATAAGTTCTTTGATAGAGGAAAGTCACCTAAAGGTTTTGATGTTTCTGGAAGAAGAGTTTCTAAATCTACTCAACAAAGATATTTGAATCGATATGGAGAAAAAGCATTTAAAAATAGATTTGGAAAACAAAATTTAAAAAATATAAACACAACAACAGATGTTGTTTCAACTGGTGGAAGAGCAACAAAAGCATTTGGAAGACTTGGAAAATCTATTATTCCTGGTGTTGGTGCAGTTCTTGGTGCAGTTGATGCTAAACTGAGAGCAGATGAAGGTGATATTGCAGGATCTAGAATTGCTGGTGCCTCTGCTGCATTGGATGCCGCAACTGCTGCTTCGGCAGCAACTGGAATTGGATTAATTGCGACACCATTCTTAGGTCTTGCATCAATCACTTTAGATCTTGTTAATTTTGCTCGTGACATTACTGGAATGAGTGAAGCAGAATCTAAGAAAAATATTACAACAAGAGGAAGATTAAAAGAGCAAACTAAAAAACAAAAAGAACTTGTTGATAAAAAAGAAGAACCTAAAACTGGATTGTCTTTTGAAAAAACCTTAGTTGGTTATGAAAGAGTTGTAACTAAATTTGAAGAATTTTCTAAGAATTTTAAATCATCTGATGAAGTCGCATCTAGAGATTATATTGAAACCAATGACAATATGCCTAATGATAATGTTGATTATGGTACAATGAGTGGAAATTTAGGATCTGATATTATGGAATTTAGAGAATTTAGAAATAAACAATTTGGAGCACCAAAAGAAAAATTTGCAACTGGTTCACCAAGAAATTATCAAATAAGAGAACTTGGAATATGGGAAGGTGGGAAGGAAGATAACTGGAGAATAAACCCACTTGCAGATGACACTGCATATGAAAAAGATGCTCACAAAGGTGCTGGACATTGGCAAAATAGAGCATTTGATATTCCAGTTCCAGAATCATCTAGAGAAGGTGATATGGTTGCAGAATTTTGGAGAAGAAAAGGATATAGAGTAATATGGAAAGAATCTGGTCATTATACTCACGTTCACGTAGAAGTTCCCGAAAATAAAGCACAAGAATTTTTCTCAGGGAAATCAAATCCACCCAGACCAGCAGCAGCACAATCAACTCCGCAACCTAGACCAGCAACACCACAACCTAGACCAGCAGCAGCAAAACCATCACCACAACCAAGACCAGCAGTAAAACCACAACGTGCAGTTATAGGTGGACATACATATGAATATAAAAATGGCAAATATTATCAAAATGGAGAAGAAATATCAAAAGATCTATATGATGCAGTAAAAAAGAATCATCCATATTCCTTTAGTTCGACACAGAAACCAAAGGATTATTCCATAGCACATAATATGCCATACAATAACCCAGGAAACACATTCTTAATTTCATATAATCAACCAGCACCACAATCCCCACAACCACAACCAGCATCACAACCAAAGGTATTGATAATGAACTCAGGAGAATCTGAGTTAAATACAATTAAGGATCTCAATATGTTAGCGTTAGTATAATGGCATCATATTTTAACTATAAAATTCAAGAGTTTGTAATTGAATCTTTAGATGGAACCAAATCTATTGATGCTACATCTTGCGTTTCTTCAATTAAATACTTTGAAGATATATTCTCTCCAGCAGTATTCATTTCAATGGTAATTGTGAATACTGATGGATTGATTTCATCACTTCCGATTCGTGGTGGAGAAAGAATACGATTAATTATTACTCAAGAAGCAACTGGTCAGAGAATTGAATTAAATGAAACTAAGAATCCATATTATATTCATCGTGTTCATGGATCAACTTCTCAGTCTACTAGAGAAATGTTCTTAGTGGAGTTAGCACCGATTGAAGTATTTAAAAATGAAACTACAAGAGTATTCAATCGATATCCAAAGAGTCAGGGAGGAGAGCAAAAAATTAGTGACTCAATAGATCAAATATTAAAAGATGTGTTGAAGACTGATAAGAAAAGACAGATTGAACCCACAAAAAATAGTTATGCATTTTATGGCAATTCAAAGAAACCATTTAATATATTGTCTTGGTTGTGCCCAAAATCAATTCCTCCAATTGGAAAGTCATCTCCCACAGAAGGAACTGCTGGATACTTATTTTATGAAAATAAAAATGGATATAATTTTAGAAGTGTAGACTCATTGATGTCTGCATTATTACCAGCATCAGCAGATCAAAAACAATATCAAACATATTCTTATTCAGAAAATGTAGCAGATTATGCAAGGGACACTACAAACTTTAAAGTTTTGACTGTCCCAACATTCGAAAAAAATGTAAATGTTTTAGATAATTTGAGAATAGGAATGTATTCAAGTGTCAATTATTTCTTTGATTTGAATACCAAAAAATTTGATTCTTATAAGTATAGACTATCTGAAAGTTATGATATTATGAAGCACGCATCAAAGAGTAAAGAAAGACCACAAATACCAGAAGGATTAGAAGATAGTCCTTCAAGATTGATGGTCAAGTTTATTGATGGTGTCGTAAAATCTCCAGGTAATGTAGATCCTACTTCTAAAATTGATGATAGAATTAAGTATCAATCACAATCTGTAGCAAGATATAATCTTGCATTCAGTCAATCTTTAAGTATTACTGTTCCATTAAATTTAAATCTAGCAGTTGGTGATGTAATTAGATTAAATATAGGTAAGATCACTAAGCAAGAAAAAGAAAAGGACAATCAAAAGTCTGGACTTTATTTAATCAAAGAACTTGCCCACGATTTTTCTGACATTAAGGGATTAACAGGACTTAAATTGGTAAGAGATTCATACGGAGAACCATAAGAATATGTTAGAGCAGTCATTAATTAATCCCAATTTTGCGGGAAGAGACGGGTTTAAATGGTTTATTGGTATTATTGCAAATACAAAACCAGATCGTGCTGATCTTGAATATGGATATCGAGTTCAGGTAAGAATCATTGGGTATCATCCTGGAGATATTATAGAAGATAAGGATCTTCCTTGGGCACACGTATTAGTTCCAACAAATATGGGTTCTGGTGCTGGAGGTGCTGGAGTCTCATTGAATACTCGTGGTGGTGAAGTTGTTGTTGGATTTTTTGCAGACGGTGATGATGCACAACAACCCATTATTATTGGTGCATTATACAATGGTGCTAGTGTAGATTATTTAAATACTTTTAACAAAGGAACAAAAGAGTTTAAATTATTTTCCCAAAAACCAGGAGCAATTGTTAGTCCATACAACATTCAGGTTAAGAATAACAAAACTGAACCAGGAATTCCAAAACCAGACGGAACCCACAATAAAGAAAAGACAGTTGCGGCAACCGAGTTAAATAAGAATCCAACAATTACTATTCCTGGACACTGCAAAGAGGGAAAGGATATTGTTTCTCAAATCAATAAAGCACTAATAAAATTCATTCAACTTCTAAATGAAGTTAAGTATATAAACGAAACATACATTAATCCAGTATTAAATAAAATCACAGATTTAAGTTCAGAAATTACTGAGATTGCATCTGCGATTTCGGATGCATTGATATCAATTGTTAAAAGAATAAGAGATGAAATAATAACTGGAATTTATAATTTACTTAAAGATTTCCTCAAGTCGGTAAAGTTACCTAAGGAAGTAGAGTTTTTAAAGAAAGCAGCAGCAGGACAAATTGCAGATGGAATTTGGTGTTTATTTTTAAATATTATTAACAAAATTAAGAAGTTTGTTTTTGATTTTCTTTTCAATATGATAGGGAAAGTTGCTAGCATTCCTGTATGTTTAGTTGAAACACTCACTGGCAGCATTTTACAATCCGTTACTAATGAAATTGAAGATTCAATTGGATCTGCATTAGAAGAAGTTACTTCCCTTTTGGGTGGAGGAATAGGAACTGTAATGTCTTATGTTGAAACAGCAATTGGATATGCAAAAACTATAACAAGTTTTCTTCAATGTGAAGCATCTCCTTGCAAAGAAGTATTTGATTATGAAATGAACAAAGGATTCGTTCCAAAATCTGGAGATCTTAAATTCCAAAACATCCTAAACTATTCTCCATCACAAGGAGTTAGAAATCTTTTAACTGATGCAACATCACAAGCAACTGGATTCCTAGATGGGATTTCTGGTGGTGAATTATTACCAATAGAAGGTGGTTGTGATGTAAGTCTTCAATGTGGAATGCCAAACGTTACTTTCTTTGGTGGTGGTGGATCTGGTGCAACAGGAAACACAGTTGTGGATGCATTTGGTCAGATTATGGGAGTGAATATTACAAATCCTGGAGATGGATACACTTCAGCACCATATGTTTCATTTGATGATGCTTGTGAGAATGGTTCTGGGGCATTTGCATATACTACAATTAAAAATGGTCGTGTCTGGACAACTGTAATGGTCAACACTGGTTCTGGATATCTCGGTCCAGATACTTCGGGAGTTGATGAAAATGTTGATGACGAAACCTTAACTAGTTCTGCATGTTCTATTGCACCTGCAGAATCTTCTGGTGCAATAGTTCATCCATATGTATCAGGGGTTGTTATTGAAAATACTGGATTGGGATATACACAAAATGATACTATTGTGAATTCTGCTTGCCCAGATAGTGATGTATTACTCAATTTGGAACTTGATCCTGATGGTAGAATCATTGGAGTTCAAGTTACAAATCCAGGCACATCGATTAACATATTCCCAGAACTTACAATAAATAGTGATACTGGTTCTGGTGCAATATTAAAACCAATACTTTCATTTAATACTGAAGTATCAACAGCAGAAACTGATGCAACTAAGATAAAAACTGTTACTTATTGTGCTGATAAAGAATGACACTTAAAAAACCAAAACCCCAACCAACGGGATATGTTTTTAATGATCCCCAAGATGGAACTATATTCATTGGAAAAGATCCTGATTCTAAAAGACCTAGACAAATAGAATTAACGTCACAATCCTTAGGTTGTATTCGACTGTTTGGTGATGGTGGATTTGACATTAGAAGTAATTCATCAGCACAAAAGAAAGACAATATTATTAGCAATTCCAAAGATGGTTTGGGAATTTATAGTAATGGAAAAGGCATACACATTGATGCTGGAAATGGAGAATTGACAATTACTGCCAGAAGTATTGTCATCAATGCTACTGGATCTGATGAGGGTGGAGTTACTATAAGATCAAATCAAAATATTGATCTAGATGCAGCAGATCATGTTAAGATCGAAGGATCTAATGTAGCAATCGCATCAAGAAATAAATTGCTCCTAACATCAAAAGGATTCTTAAATATAAGAGGTATCGGTGGTGTTCTTATTACTGAACCAAAACAAACTTTACTTCCAACAAGTATAGGATCTGTAATAACTCAAACATTTTCATCAATATTGCCAGGATTCTTCTAATGCCTTACATTAATACTGTAGAAACTGAATCAATTCAAGCAGGAACTGCTGGAGCACCACCAACTGCGACTGCAGAATTTTGGACAAGTTTAGATCCCTCCGTTCCATTTTCTGTTCAGAATTTAGGAATCGCAAATATGGTTGGGATGACTAATCAAATTGGTTCTTATAATGGAGTTGGTGTTTGGAATCAAACTGGAGCATATAATGGAATTGGTTGGGGAGTAGATGTTGGTGGTCATATGGACGCACAATCTACTTTGGGAAGTGCATCTCCAAATATAGACTTCTCTTCCCCAAGTGGAAATTTATGGGGATATTGGCAGTATAATGGATTTGAAATATCAACAGAACCCGATAATACTTCTGACGTAAATTTAAAAAAGGACATTGAATCCATTCACAATTCGTTAGATAAAGTTTTAAACCTTAATGCAGTTTCTTTTAGATGGAAAGAAGAATTAGTTCCCACAAGTTTAATCAAAAGAGAAAATGAAATTGGACTAATCGCACAGGAAGTTGAAAAAATAATTCCAGAGGTTATTGGAGAAACTTTAATTAATGGACAATCATATAAGAAAATTAGTTACGGCAAATTAACAACAATCTTAATTGGTGCTATTCAAGAGCAACAAAAACAAATTGAAGAACTTAAGGAGACGGTTGCCAAACTGTCCCCAGACTGCCCAAGGTGCCAAGGATTGTGCTATGATGTATAGGTCCCCCTACGACCACCAAGAATGCAAATTTCTCAAGAGCAACTGAAGGATCTCCAAGGTATGCAAGAAGATATGGCAGCACATTTTACGGATGAGAATTTCCCTATTAGTGGAGAAACTTATTGGACCTGCGTTGAATGCCTTGCCACTGCTAAACTTGCCGAACTTCGTGGTGAACTGATCTATAATAATTGATCCCCAAATCAAAATTGACCTTTTATTTCAAAAAAGGGGGGAAAAAATCTCCAGGTAAAAATTGCCTGTAGGGTTTTTACAGGCAATCTTCATCAGTTGTAGATAAAAAGTCTAAAATGTCTTCTGATTGTGTTATTTCGTTATCCAATTTATCTAAAGTTTGATCATATCCCCATTTTTGCAATTCAAATTGAAATCTCTTCCCTTTTAGAGTATTTACTTTTTGAATCAAATCATCTCTTTGTGTCTGTTTAGTAGTTATAGTAGCATTTAAAGTTGCTATTGAATTTGCATATCCAACACAAGTAACAATACCAGGGAAATCATAATAAGTTCCAATTGCAACAGGGTTTATATAATTTTCTGTTCCAATTCCTATATTAGATATGTTTAATGGACCACTTACAGGATTAAATGGATTTGTGCCATTTAATCCCCATCCACGATACCTAAGTCTATCTTCATAGACATTAATTGTATTAATGCCAACGGTGCCACATCCAACAGAATTGGCAGTTTGACCTATTGAAAGGACTGCATTTTGTAACTGCTTAATACTATCGTTAATTTCAATAATTTTGGTATCAATACATTTTATAGGTGGATCAAAATTATCTAAAATTTCAACAACTCCCCAAACTTTGATATCTGGGGTCCCATCTGGCTGAGTTATTGTATATCCCACTTTAGTTTGTTCAATTTGATCTTTTTGATTAATATCATTTGATTTTTTACTTTCATAATATTCAATCAAGTTTTGGGTATATGTACTGATACTCATATTTTCAAAAATATTAATAATCCTATTTATTGATAAATAAATCAGAAGAAAATTTAGTAGGATAATCTCAAAATGCCTTTAGCGAGACTCGAAAATTTACTAAAAAATCTTAATGGCAATATTTTATATGTTGATCCTGGTCAATTGGATTCAACAGATTCCATTGAGAACAGAGGAAATTCTGCCTTAAGACCGTTCAAAACTATTCAAAGAGCACTTCTTGAGGCAGTGAGATTTTCTTATGTGCAAGGTGCAAATAACGACTTATTTGACCAGACTACGATTTTAATCTCTTCTGGAACTCATTACATTGATAATCGTCCTGGATATTATGTTGATGGCAATACTGTAAAATCCTACGGAGGTTCAGTTACATCAATTCCAGAATTGAATTTGCAGAGTGTTTTTGACATTACTGACCCATCAAACGAGTTATACAAATATAATAGTGCTGATGGTGGAGTAATTATTCCTAAAGGAGTTTCAATTGTTGCAAGTGATCTTAGGAAAACTAAAGTAAGACCAAGATATGTACCATCACCAACAGATGCATTAATTGATCGCAGTTCCATCTTCAAATTAACGGGTGCTTGCTACATTTATGGATTTTCAATCTTTGATGGAGATCCTAATGGAAATGTTTATTCATCTCCAACGTCAACATTTGAAACACCACCTAGTTATTCTCACCATAAACTGACAGCATTTGAGTATGTTGATGGCAAAAATAAATATGTGAAAAATGGGGTCACTCTTGATAAGACTGACCTTGAAATGTATTATTATAAAGTTTCTAAAGGATTTGGACAAAACTCTGGAATCCCAGTAATTATTGATTGGGGAGTAAATGCATCTCCAGACTTGTATCCAAATATCGAAGAAAATAGAATCGTTGGTGATCTTGGACGTGGTGCCATTGCTATTGACACACTTTATGCAGGAAATGGTGTCGATATTTCTTCAAATATTGTAACTGTAACAACCACAAGCAATCATAATTTATCTCCAAATACATCCATTTTAATTTCGAATATAGGAGCAAATGTTCAGGAAAGGTCGGAATATAATGGAGCATTCACTGTAGCACAAATAGTAAATTCAACACAATTTACTTATAGACTTTCTGATAATCCAGAATCTACATTAGCACCAACAATAACCAGTGATGCCATAGTTACAACTGTATCAGATACAGTATCTTCAAGTTCTCCATATGTATTCAATTGCAGTCTAAAGTCTGTTTATGGTATGAATGGACTTCATGCCGATGGATCAAAAGCAACTGGATTTAAGAGTATTGTAACTGCACAATTTACTGGCATTTCACTTCAAAAGGATGATAATGCATTTGTAGTTTATAATGAAGATTCTGGAACATATAATGATCAATCTGCATATCCAGATGAATTTTTACACCAAAATTCCAGATCAGTATATAAACCATCTTGGGAAAGTTATCACATTAAGGCATCAAATGATGCATTTATCCAATGTGTATCTATTTTTGCAATTGGATATTCTAAGCATTTCATAGCAGATAATGGTGGTGATCAAAGCATTACCAACTCAAATAGTAATTTTGGTGCTATTGCACTTTCTGCAAGAGGATTTAAGGATTATGAATTAGAAAAAGATAATCATGGATTTATTACTCACATAGTTCCACCGAAAGAAATTTCATCTGATGAAAGTATTATTAGATGTTTACCAATAGATTCTCAAAAAACTGCAGACTTAGCATCTAGTAATTCAAACACCAGAATTTATCTAGAAGGTTATGATAATTCTTTAGATGTTCCCCCAACAAATTTTAAAGGATTTACTATTGGTGGCAGACAAAATGACAAAATTTATATCAATTCTTTTGGAGTTTCAATTGGTGCAACCGTATCTCCAAATTATAAGATAGACGTAGAAATTTCTTCGATTGATATTGCCACGGATACTATTACATTATCCCAATCACTTTCTGTTGGGACAATAACTGGAATTAATACATCCCAAGCAGTTAGAATTATATCAAACAATGGTATTCTTCCAGATGGTATTGAACCGCAAAAAATATATTATGTGCATTCTTCAGGATTAACATCAACTCAACTCAAGTTATCAGAAAATGAATCAAATACCTCAGTTGTTAACATTAGAACTAATATTGGGGTTACAACTAGCAATTTAAGACTTGTAAGTAAAGTATCTGATAGACTTGCTGGACAACCTGCATGTCCAATTCAATTTGATGAACAAAATTCTAAATGGTATATTAGTATTCAATCAAATCCTGCATTTGTAACTGCAGTATCTGACGCAATAAACAATCCAGTATTCTATATTAATAGAATTGTTGATAATAGAAGTTTAGACGATAAATTATATCGTGCAAGACTTGTAATTCCAAAAGATTCCTCTTCAAATGCTTCGGAACCATCAACTGGATTTATATTACAAAGATCATCTTCAGCACTTTCTGAAAATTATACTCTACCAAATTCCTTAGTTTCAATTTCCGAATCTAGAAATACAAATCAAATTGTTGATGCATGGATTGATGCTGGATCTCCAAATATTGCAAATATTATAACAAAAACTCCACACAATTTAAAATCTGGAAATTCTGTAAACATTTATAATTTAAAGAGTTCGAATGAACCAGCACCAGTTGGTCTTGGGACAGGAACTGGATTTAATGGATCTTTTGTAGTTGATTCAGTAATCAATGATCTACATTTTACATATACACTTGATATAAATCCTGGAACAATTACAACAACTGGAACAACATCTAATACTTGGTTATCAGCAAGAAATTGTTCCTCTTCTTCATATAGAGTTCCACCATATACAATTGATGACGATACAGCAGTTAGAGGAAACTTACCATATTTTACTTGTGAATCTATTAATACTGATTATCAAATTTATAAAGTAAATACAATTCAAAAATATTCTTATGGAGTTTCCGATGGTGTTTATTATGTAACATTAAATGCATTTAAAAATACTCCATCTGTTTCTCCATTTAATACTAACGATTTAAAACTTTCCCAAAGTATTGAAAATCTATATCCAGTCTCAGATTTAGATAATATAAATTCGGATCCACTTCCAACCAAAACTGTTGCATCAAGAAAAGTAATTGGAACAGTTAATATCAATGATCCCGAAAATAGTGTATCCAAAGAAACTACATCAGAATTCTTTAAAGATTTTGGTATTGGTGCCGAAATTTCTTCAATTTCAAAGTCTGGGTCAACTTGCACAGTTACAACTACTAGAAATCATGGATTAGGTGGAGTCCAGTCCCTAAGCATTCCTGGGGGATCTGCTGGCACTGGTTTTGTAAATGGAACTTGGTATGATATTCCATTGTGTGGTGGAGATGGTTCCAATGCAACTGCAAATGTTGAGGTCAATGGTGGTGCAGTTACTTTTGTTACTATTTCATATCATGGTTCTGGGTATACTCAAGGAAATACATTAACAATAAGAGGAATTCCTCATTCATCTACAAATGGATCAAGTATTACAGTAGATGTAGCATCAGTATTTTCTGGAACTAAGTCAATTCAAATTATTGGAACAAATAATTTTGGTAACGATGGATTTTTCCCAATCACATCATTTACTGAAAATACCATTTCATATTTAAATTCAAATGGTTCTGTAGAAAGTTCTTCTGGAGTTGCAATTTTCTCTGGAGAAGGAGTATCAGTAACTTCTTCAACTTATGATCCCCAAACTCAAAGATCTCTAATTACAACTATTTTACCACATTCAATTGCTGTTGGTAATAAAGTATATTTCTCATCAATACCATCAAATACATTTAATGTAATTGGAGTTGCATCATCTACTACATTTGCTGTAGATGGAGATGCATCACAAGCAGCAAATTATAACGTATTTACAGTTTCATTATCTCCATCATTAAAGAATTCGGATATAGTGAATGAAAATCTTTCTTCAAGACAATATCCATTAATCGGAGAACTTTCAGTTAGAACCCAAGATAATGGGACTGGAGATATTGGATTAGATTCACTATCATTTTCTGTGTCAAATTCTCGTGGATTTGAGAAATCTGATTTTATTCAAATTGACGATGAAATAATGATGATAACAAATATTGCTGGTAGCAGCATTTCTGTGTTGAGAGGATTATTTAATACTAAAGCAGTTGCACATTCTAGAAATAAATTAGTTAAAAAAATTAATCCAATTCCAGTTGAATTGAGAAGAAATTCCATTCTTCGTGCATCTGGACATACTTTTGAATATACGGGATTTGGTCCTGGAAACTATTCAACAGGTATGCCAACAAATCAAAATAGAGTTTTAAGTCGTGAAGAAGTATTAATTTCACAATCACTTTCAACTCGTGGTGGTATTGTTCTCTATACTGGAATGAATAGTGATGGAGAATTTTATATTGGAAGAAAGAAATTTAATGCACTCACTGGAGAAGAAGAATTACTTGGAATTCCAGAAGCAGAAAGTGTGTCCAATTACTTTGAGGATTTAACTGCTAATAATTTAACAGTTATAAATGAATTAGATGCATCAACTGCAAATGCAACAATAAAAAACCTGACAGTCACAGAAACTTTAACTGCCAATGTAACTGGTGACGTAACTGGTAATGTAACTGGAGAAATTAATACTGCTACTTTTAGTACTAATGCATCTGGTGTTGTAGTGACTGGAATTGCCACTGCAACAACATTTGTAGGAAATGGAATAACTCCAATTGGGGGAATTATTATGTGGTCAGGAGCCACTGTTCCAACAGGATGGCAATTGTGCAATAATACATTAATTGCATCAGGTCCACTTGCTGGACAATTAACTCCAAACCTAGTGAATAGATTTATCGTAGGTGCTGGTAATTTAGTTGCAGTAGGTGCTACTGGTGGTAGTGCTAATGCAACTCTAGTATCTCACAGCCACACAGCAACTTCAACAGTTTCAGATCCTGGGCACAGTCACGACGTTACTGTCCCAGCATCTGGAAGTTATCGAGTTCAAGGAAATGATCTACAAGTTCCGACTAGAACAGATGGATCTTATACGACCACAAATGAAATTACTGGTATTACAGTTGCAACTACAATCAATCCCGAAGGATCTTCTGGAGAAAATGCAAATCTTCCTCCATACTATGCACTTGCCTTTATTATGAGAGTTTCATAAATAGTCTTATATGTAGGGGGATAGTGGAACCCAATGGCATCACAAGACACATTCTTTAAAGTTAAAACTGGTCTAGGTGTAGGCACCGACACTTTATATGCTGATGCTCAGTTAAGAAAAGTTGCTATTGGTGCAACTGAAGGTGACTATGCACTTGATGTATACGGCACAATTTATAGTGATGTTGATATTCTTGTTGATAACAATATTGGTATTGGAACTACTGTCCCACTCCAAAGATTAGATGTAAGGGGGGTTGGAATATTTACAGGGGTTGGCATTGCAACAACCAATCCCGTTCAAAATTTTCAAGTAAATCCAACAGGACAAAATCCAGTTGTTATTACTGGATTTGGATCTCTAGGAATAAATAATGCCTATCCAGCACAGAAATTTCATTTATCTGGAAATGATGTTGGTGAAAGTGTTGTAATAACTGGGTTCTCTTCTATTGGAATAAGAGTTCTGAATCCAGAATATGATATTCATTATAAAAATGCAGATGATAATTATGATATTGTAGTTGATTCCCAAGGATTTATTGGTTTCAATGTTTTAAATCCAGAATATAATGTAGATATTGCTGATGATTTAAGAGTATCTGGATTTGCTACTATAACAACGGAATTTGTAGGAATCTCTACAATAGGAGTAGCATCGATTACTAGAGAGGTTGTAGGGTTCTCCACAATAGGTATTGCTTCTATTACCAATGAAGTTGTAGGAGTCTCCACAATAGGAGTAGCATCGATTACTAGAGAGGTTGTAGGGTTCTCCACAATTGGTATTGCTTCCATTACCAATGAAGTTGTAGGAGTATCAACAATTGGTATTGCTTCTATTACCAATGAAGTTGTAGGAGTATCAACAATAGGTATTGCTTCTATTACCAATGAATTTGTAGGCATTTCTACTATTGGAATTGCTTCTATTACTCAAGAGGTTGTAGGGGTTTCTACTATTGGTATTGCTTCTATTACTCAAGAGGTTGTAGGAGTATCAACAATAGGTATTGCTTCTATTACCAATGAAGTTGTAGGAGTATCAACTATTGGCATTGCTTCTATTACTCAAGAGGTTGTAGGGGTTTCTACTATTGGTATTGCTTCAATTACTAGAGAGGTTGTAGGGTTCTCCACAATTGGTATTGCTTCTATTACCAATGAATTTGTAGGTATTTCTACTATTGGTATTGCTTCTATTACCAATGAATTTGTAGGAGTATCAACTATTGGTATTGCGTCTATTACTGAAGAATTTGTAGGAGTATCAACTATTGGTATTGCTTCTATTACGAATGAATTTGTAGGTATTTCTACTATTGGTATTGCTTCTATTACCAATGAATTTGTAGGAGTATCAACTATTGGTATTGCCTCCATTACCAATGAAGTTGTAGGAGTATCAACAATAGGTATTGCTTCTATTACTCAAGAGGTTGTAGGGGTTTCTACTATTGGCATTGCTTCTATTACTAGAGAAAAAGTTTTAAATTCTGAAATTGAAAATCTTTTAGTTACAGGAATCACCACAACAGCAAAACTTGATGTTGGAATAGGTGCGACGTTAATTCGTGCTAGGGGATTTGGGTTTACAACAGTAACCGATTTAGAAGGAAATCTAATCAAAGAAATTAGACCAATTGTTGGAATTAATACAACAATTCCAACAAGAACTCTTGATATTGAAGGTGATTTAAGAGTTCGTGGGGAAATAATAGATTCAAATAATCAAGTTGGATATGCATATTCAGTTCTTGCATCTTCTGGTGCAATTAATATTAGTGGAAGATTCATTGATGCAGCAAATCTTCTCATAAGGAATAAAGAATTCATTGCTGAAGAAATTGTTGGATTTATCACAGCAACAAATGGATTATTTGGAATATATGGACCTAATTTTGATTATGGTCCAATAGGAGTTCAAACAGGAAGATCTAAATGTAAAAGGGATATTGGTCTAATTATCGATTCTATTGCATTTGATATTACCAAAGGTGGAAATTCTAAATCAGTCGGTGCTGGAGTATCTTATTCATTAGGCAATTACTTAGAAAGCAGCAATCCTGCACCAGCTGGATTAGATGGATACAGTGGAGGATATGTAAAATATGCAACTATTGCTGGAATTAGTTCAATTGCCACACTAGCACAGTATGTTATTAATAACAGCAGACCTCCAATTTCATATCAATCAGGAGTTTCAAGTGTAAGTCAGTTAATTGACACTCAAATTGCTCCTGATGGAGACTCAAATACAAATATTAATGGATGTTCAAACGTAGTATCAGCAATTCATAGTGCTGTAGGAATTGTTACTACAATTATTGGAGTTGGATTTACTGCTTCTGGAATTACAACTAATTACCCATCAGGAGAATTAGTTTGGCAACCACCTGGACCAAGAATTGGAAATGAGTGGTTTGTAAACAAACTTGGAGATGATTCAAATGGTGGAACTGGACCAGGAAATGCATTCTTAACTATTAAGAAGGCAGCATCAATCGCACAACCAGGAGATACTATTAAAGTATATGCTGGACTTTATATTGAAGATGGTCCAATTCAGTTAAATGAAAGAGTTGCAGTCGTTGGAGAAGATCTTAGAAGAACTCTAGTAACAACTAGAGATAAGACAGACCTCTTCTATGTCAAGAGAGGATGTTATGTATCTCAAATGTCTTTTGTTGGTGAAGCAAATCCAGGAAAGGCAATGGTTTCATTCCCAACTCAGGGATATGGATATGCTGATGGAACTGAAGAAAATTGGCAGTCTCCTTATGTTCAGAATTGCACAAACTTTGTTCCAGAAAGCATTGGAATGAGAATTGATGGCAACAGAGCTGGTGGATTTAAGTCCATGGTTCTTGATGCATATACTCAATATAATCAGGGTGGAATTGGAGTTTCTATTACCAACTTCGGATATGCTCAATTAGTTTCACTCTTTACTATTTGTTGTGACACTGCAGTATTCTGTGATAGTGGTGGTGTTTGTGACCTCAATAACTCAAACTCTTCGTTTGGAAATTATGGATTAGTTTCCAATGGTGCAACTCCTCTCCAGTATACTGGAACTGTGATTCAAAATCCTTCTGGTGATAATGTAGATTCACTAGTAATTAATGTTGGAGTTGGAGCATCTCAAGAATTTAAAGATTCTGTAACAATTTTAAGAGCAAATAGAGATTTTATTGCATCAGAGGTTGTTGGATATATCACATCATCAACTGGTCCATTTGGTGCTGCTGGAACTACATTTGATTATGGTGGTTCAGTAAATGGAAGAGATTTTTGTAGAAGAGATTCTAAAATTATTGTTGATCAAATTTGTTCAGATATTTTAAGTCTAGGCAATCTTAACTCAATTGATGCTGGATTAGCATATAGAGATTCTGCAGATGGATCATTGACATATTTAAATGAAACTTCACCACCACCAGTAGGATTTTCTACTGGATATGTTAAACAAGCAGAAATTGCTGCAATTCAATATATTGCTGGAATTTCTACTTATATCGTAAGAAATCTTGACGTTCCCGTAGTATATCAATCAGGAATTGGATCATTCTCACAAGTGAAAGTTTCGGGAATGACCACATCCTCATTAATTGATTCGTTTATTTCATCTCGTGCAGGAATTATTACAAGTATCATTGGCATTGGAACTCAAGCAGTTCCAGAAAAAATCCTTCCAAAAGGTCAAAGACCTTATGATGGTCAAATTGCAGTTGTTGGAACCCAATATTATTTTGTAAGTAGAATTGAAATCACTAACCCAGGATCTGGGTATGATCCAAACGTTCCAGTTAATGTAACTATTAGTTTACCACCAGAAAATCCAGATCTGTTTATTCCAGCAGAGGCTGCTATTTTTGAAAGTAACGTATCTACAGCAGGAACAATCACTTCAGTTGACGTTCTTGTTGGTGGAACTGGGTATGGAGCAACTGGTGTTCAAGTAACCATAGACGCACCAGCACCTGGAGGAACAAGAGCAGAAGCAGTCGCAGTTATGGAGAAATTATTCTTTAACCCTGTAGCATCAACTCAAGTTTCTGCTGGTGGAACAACTACAGTCACTTTTGATGAGTTTATTACATACGCAGTCCAACCTCTTGTTAGTGTTGGAACTACAGTGTATTTCTACCAATCAAGTAAGATTATTGCAAGTAGCATCACATTTGAATATATTGGCACAGGTATAAATATTGTAAATGCTATCCCATCAAAGGGTGCAGTTCCAATTGATGAAAACCAAATAGTTGCTACAAATGGAGGAAAAGTTCCATTCACGAGCACAGACCAAAGTGGAGACTTTAGAATTAGTGAAGGTATCACAATCAACCAGAATACTGGAACAATTAGTGGTCAAGCATTTAGTAAGAGTCTTCAAGCAGAAGTAACACCATTAATTATTGCATTACAATCATAACCTATTATGGCACAACAACCTTTAAATAGTTATAGAACTATAACTGGCATTGTAAGTACATCTAATTATGAAATTTATAGAACTAAAACTGGTTATACTAGTATTGTTCTATATGGTCAAGTATCTAATACTGGGGCAGGAGTTGGAACTGTAACTTTTTACCATCAAAGAGAAAATAGAAGTCAAAGTGGAATCACAACAGAGCAAACTGAATTAATTTTTGGTGCATTAGTTCCTCCAAATGATGCTTTAATTCTTTTGGACGGAAGATTAGTTTTAGAGAGAACTGCTCTAAGAACAGACAGTATTAAACTTGTAGGAATTTCTTCTACAACACCAAATCACCTAAAATATACTATCAGTATTTTAGAAACTCTCAATCAATAATAAATAATACTATCACGGGGGATAGTGGAACCCAATCATGGCAAGATACCTAAGCAGAAGAACTGTAAGAACACCTCAATCTAGATTGACTCCAGATAGATATAGATATCTTGGACTCAATCAGGCAGAACCTAACTTAGGTGATCCCCCTGGGGATTCTTTGCCTATTGGGCAACAATATATGATGGTCAGTTTGCCAGAATATCCTGGTGAAAGATATTGGGTAGCAGTTCCTCCAGGATTAGTTGAACTCGGAATAACTGTTCGAGATGAAGGAAATATTATTGGTGGTAATGCTGGTATTGGGTCAATTACCCAATTAAATTTCGTTGGTCCTGGAGTCTCAGTCACTGGAATTATAACCAACGGACTAGGAATTGCTACAATTACTGTTTCAACTGCAACAATTGTAACTGAACCTACAGATTCCATTCCAAGATATCTTGGATTTACAAGCATTAGATCAGGAACGGCAACTACTACATTTGATATTGCTCCACAATCTTTAGTTTATATTCCAAGTAGTGGCAATCTTGGTTTAGGATCTACTCAACCACAATATTCAGTTGATATTGGATCGACAATTAGATTTGGTGCAGATGTAGCAGATAAGTCTGGAAGTATAGGTCCATCAAATACCTATTTAAAATCACTTGGACCTGGACTTGGTGTTACTTGGGCAACATCTACTGGTGCTCAAGGTATTCAAGGTCTTCAAGGAATTCAAGGAAGACAGGGAATTCAAGGTATTCAGGGAATAGGAAATACTGGACCTCAAGGTATTCAAGGGACTACAGGTTCCCAAGGAACTCAAGGAATTCAAGGAATAATTGGTTTTCAAGGTGTTCAAGGTATTCAGGGAATAGGAAATACGGGTGCCCAAGGTATTCAGGGACTAACTGGATCTCAAGGTATTCAAGGAATAGGAAATACAGGTCCTCAAGGAATTCAGGGCATTCAAGGAAGACAGGGAATTCAAGGTATTCAGGGAATAGGAAGTAGTGGTTCTCAAGGTATTCAAGGA